CAATTGGACGTACTGTGGTACCAACCAATTGATCCAAATCAATGTCGGCACGCATGACCCATGCTAGGTTACCTAGACCCAAGGCGCTGTAAGCTGCCAATAGGCCATATTCATTTAGTTCATTGCCATTAAGTGGTGTACCAGCTGAACTCAAACGGAAGTTTGGAGTACCAAAAGTGGTCACTAGATCACGTTGACTAGCAATGCCGTATACTTTACCAGCATTAGCTTTTGTAGTGCCGGGTGCAATTGCATTGTTATACATTTTGTTTTCTGAACTAGCAAACAAAATAAAGGGGATGGTGCCTACTGCTGTAGGTAGATAGGTGCTTTGGTCGATAATCGTTACGCTTGCGCCTGGAGATACTAATGCTGCCATAGTTGTTTCCTTTTATAAGAACATTGTAGTTATTTATTATGCAACATGCAAAAGTAGGTCGTTGTTGGTCCTTTGCAACGAAATAGGATTAAATACGTTATGGAAGCAAGAAAGATGTGCCCATGTGGTGCAAACCCAGTGGCAGTTAATTATATCAAACAAGGTCGCACACACTATCGTACCCTGTGTACCCCGTGTATACATAAAGGACGAAAGAGTAAACCGCCAGCACCCAGCTGGTTTCGGTCAGGGTATAGAAAAAAACCACATTGTGAAAAATGTGGTTTTAAGGCCAAGTATCCCGAGGATCAACTTAGAGTGTTTTATCTAGATGGCAACTTGAAAAACAACACCAATGTCAATCTCAAAACAATTTGTTTGAATTGCCAACCTGAGGTATATCGATCTAGGCTACCTTGGGCTGCTGCTGTAATTGTACCAGATTTTTAATTTGATCGTGCAGTTCGTCAATGGTGCCATCATTGGTCAGTGTTGCATCAAACTCGGTACCAGCCCATGATGATTCACTGGAGTGAATGTTTAAACGTTCAATTTTGACCTTGCTCAAGGCCCATGTGGTATTGCCAACTGGCCCACGATTTACACTGGCTGCAGCATCAAACCATTCAGGTTCGCTGCCACGACGTATACGAACCACAATGCCTCCGGCGGCACGTATGGCTTTAATCTCGTTTGGAAACCTGCAATCACTGATGACAACGTCGGTACGGATCTTACGCAATTTGTTTTCTAGGCTAGCAATCCAGATGTCGTCGTGGAAGCCTTGACGGCAAACTTCTGTACCCCAATGTTGCAATACCCAGCGTGGAGTAAGCTGAGGCATGTCAAGGCGTTGGCTCCACCAAGGGTCCACTTGTTCGCGCCAGGCACGTGCACCTGGGGTTAGACCTTCTAGGTGCTGGCGATCCCACCCAAATATCAATGCCACTGCATCTTTAAGACTTGATGCAAAACTCTCTCGTTGAAATCCATACGAACTTACCAAGTAATCGGCTGCAGTATCCTTGCCTGAGCCAATAAAACCTGTGATGCCAATAATCATGTGCTTGCCCCTTTGTAATATTTTACAACAATATTACAACTGTATCTAACAAAATGGTCAATTAGCCTGTGATCCAAGTCAATGGTTGCGCCCCATCAACATAGTTCTTCAAGTCTTCCTCTAATTTTTCCATCTCGGCTTGTGCTTCTTGTTTTAAGGTTTCGCCGTTCAATGTGGTGCCACCTTGTGGACCAGCAATAGATCCGAACTTGCTACGAGCTTCACCCACAATGCGTTTGGCAAAACTGTAAGCATAGTCTTGCAACCAGGGGAAAGCCATGTAGTCGTTTAACAGCATAGAGTCCGGTTTCTGATTGTAGATCCACAGCAACACAGTTTCGCTGGGAACATCGGTCATGGGGTTCCAAACTTGTGTGCTACGCAGATCATGTGTTAACACTTGAGTGGCCTGTAGCGGTGTTACTGCTTTCACTGTTATGGTGGTGCCCAAGTAATCCACTGTATCAATTACATAATTGTTGTTATAGCCGCCCACATGACAGTTGGCAATGGTGATAACATCACCAGGACTCACGGTCCACACTTGAGAAGTCACAATTGTAATGGTACTACCAGCAGTCAATCCCGATGAGTACAAGGCATTTAACGGTATGTAATTGTGATAGGCAGCCGGCATCTTTCTCACCAGAGTGATCTTTTTAGTCACTGGATTCCAAGTGTAGTTCATGAAGCCACCAAACATCTTCATGGCCAACTTTTGATAGTCAGCAAACAGTTCGTAGTTGGTCAAGCCACCTACACGTCCAGCAACCAGCATGTAGGTATTCAGATAGCCACTGGCAAATGGCTCAAATTGACTGGCAGTGGTACCAGTTATACTACCAATACCGCGTCTGAACACTTGACGCACTTGCATGATTTCTTGCGGCAGTATGTATTCTTGTACTTCGGGTAGTAGATCCAAAAAGGCATAGCTTTCTTCCACGCTGTTGGCGCTACGCTGACGATATTTGATCAAGGCCTGCTTTAGGGCCAGCTCGTAGTGTTCTTTGTCTAGTTCAACATCAACAATTTGATCACCTAGACGCAGCCTAATGTAGTCGTAAATTTCACTACGTTTGATGTTCAGTGCAACCAGCTGACTGTCATCAAAAGCGATTCGGCCTGGACCACCAAGATTGTCAGTTTGTATACTTAATGTATTGGGCTTTAACCCAGGTTGTAGTGTTGCCATATAAAATCCCGTTTAAAGTATTTATCTTTAAACGGGGTGGCACACTTGTTACGCAGCCTTCAACAGCACACAGTCGGCATTGATACGACCGTTTAGCAAGATCTCGGTGGCTCGTATGTCTCTAAGGAAGGTGCGTAGTGCCACCTTACCGGCTCGAGCAAACTCTGCCAACTGTTCAGCCGGCTTACGCAGAGTCTTGGCCACTGATTTCTGTTCATCAAAGTCGGCAATGCTGGCGCCTTTGACTGTCAGGGTCTTGTATGCACCTGCAATGTATCGTCCCAGTTTACGAGTCTTGGTGTTGTAGACCCATAGCTCGCTGGCACCCACAATGTCAGCAGGATTGATACTGACCAATTTGAGTTCTTTGTGCTCTTTGGCATACTTGAGTTTGGCGATCACTTTCTCTTTGCTGGGTGCCTTTTTAACACGAGCTTTTTTGGTGGCTTTCTTGACACCACGATACTGCTCGATGGCGGCCAGCAATTGATCAATAAACGCATAGATACGTCTAAAGTCTGTGGCCTTAAGGAATCGGTAACCTTCAACCAATTGTGCATCAGCCTTGGCCTGTGCTTGCTCAAGTTCGGATCGTACTCGAGTGTAAACAGCTTCATATTTGCCCAACTGACTTTGCGGCACATTGTTTGAACTCAAGTAGTCGTAGGGTTTGAAGTCAACTCGATTGCCAGCTACAACTTCGTCGAAATGGCCTTCGATCTCACCAATTAACTCACTGGTGCGTTCGTTCAAACGATCTTGAATACTGGGACGATACACTTCGGGCACAGCAGTGGTAGTGGTCACTGTTTCCACTTCAGGGGCTGTGGCCATGATTGCGGCTCGAATGTTCTCGTTCAAAAACTTCACATGTCGTTCTTTGAGCGGCATACCTGCACGATGAGCCATGATCAGACTACATGCTGTCATCGAAATGCTCTTGTCTGCACTACGGTCAAAGGTCTTGACATCGTCTTTGGTGTATTCTTTTACAGTACGCATCCATTCAACCACGTACTTTTTGGTATCTTTTTGGCTGTAATAATAATTGTAGTAGTAGAAACTGCGGCGCAGGTGATGATCAAATTCGGTATCGGTCATGCTCAAGGCACGTTCAGTGTCCCATGCCGGTTCACCACCGGTGTATTTTTCATCAAAAAAGATAGGATTGCGGGTTTTTGCTTGTTTTGTTTTGATTTTAACGCCAGCTACTGTTGCCATGAGTACTCCTAAATCTAGTCACTAAGCTCGTATTATACACTAGTTTTCCCTGATTGTCAAGTGTTATTTAACAGGATGCACAGCCCGCATATGGCTAAATACTAAAAAGGATCCGTTTTTATGCCACGTCTCAGTCTCTGGCGGGAAAATTTCTCGAATGATTACAAATACATTGATCGCAACATCAGCGAACAATTCACTGTGGGCGGAACTGGCGTATTGGTACACAAATACCTTGGCACCAAAACTGATCCAACTTCTAACAATGCCGAAATTCCCAATTACCCAAGTCAAAGTGCACAGAACATACAAGACTTGCTGTTTTTGGAAAACCGAGATCGCAAATACGATACCAGTGTGTACAGCATGCGCGGTATCTATCAAGTCAGTGACAGCGACTTTGACCTGACTCAGTTTGGTTTGTTCTTACAAACTGGAACTGTGTTTATGACCTTCCATATCAACGACATGGTGGCCACCTTGGGACGCAGAATAATGAGCGGCGACGTGTTGGAACTCATGCACCTTAAAGACTACGAAGCATTGAATGATTTGCCAGTGGCCTTGAAACGTTTCTTTATTGTGGGCGACTGCAGTAAAAGTAGTGAAGGTTTTAGCCCCACTTGGTGGCCGCATTTGTGGCGTTGCAAAATCAGTCCGTTGGTGGACAGCCAAGAGTACAAAGACATCTTGAACTTGGTAGAAACCACAACCGATGCTGCCGGCAACACAGTGCCTGTTGGTTCTTTGAGCACCTTGTTAAGCACCTACAACAAATACAGCAACATCAATGATGCTGTGATTGCACAGGCCGAAGCCGACTTGCCAATGAGCGGTTACGACACCACAGTGATTTATGTCAAACCACTGACACTGAACACCCAAGGCAACATAGGAGATCCATTGGGACTAAGCGCAGACAATATTTCTACCATAGATGCATCGCTCACAACCATCAGCAGCGACAAGAGCATAGTAAGCCCAGATCAAAAGGTAAAAGGTTATCTAGCCGGCGACGGACTAGCACCAAACGGATTGCCAGTGGCATCGGGTATCGCGTTCCCACCAAATCCCATTGCCGGCGACTACTGCCTGCGTGTGGACTATTTGCCAAATCGACTGTTCAGATATGACGGCAACAGATGGACCAAGGTTGAAGATGCGGTGCGTACCAACCTTACACCCGGTGCCAGCGATAATCAAACTCAACGCAGCAAGTTTGTCAACAACACACGAACTCACACCAACAGTGGTGGCAACCAAGTACCTAATTTGCAGGGTCTTAGTAACGCACTCAAACCGCAAGCGGATAATCTATGACCACAGCCTATACCACTTTTTTCTACGATAGACAAATACGTAGATTCTTACAACAATTCATTCGAATGATCAGCAACTTTCAAGTCGAAATGGGCAGTGATGCCGCTGGCAATCGAGTGCTACAGCGTGTGCCTGTGTTCTACGCCGATGCCAGTCGCCAGGCCAGCCAAATCTTGCGCGGCAACAGCGAGAATACCATCAAGAGTGTGCCGGCCATGGCTGTGCACATTGCTCAGATAGTGTATGATCGCGAACGAGTTCAAGACCCTACATTTGTCAGTACACTGAATGTTAGAACCAGAGAGTATGATCCTGCCACTGGTCAGTACACCAATCGACAGGGCGGTGCTTACACAGTCGAACGTTTAATGCCAGTGCCGTATAAATTGACTTTGAAAGTGGATGTGTGGACCAGCAACACCGAGCAAAAACTCATGTTGTTGGAACAGCTGATGATTTTGTTTAATCCAGCACTGGAAATACAGAGCACCGACAACTATGTGGACTGGACCAGTTTGAGCTATGTGTTGTTGACCGACATCAGCTGGACCAATCGCAGTATTCCAGCCAGTACCGAAGAAACCATTGACATTGCATCCTTGACCTTTGAGTTGCCAATTTGGGTCAGTGCTCCAGCCAATGTCAAACAGCTGGGTGTGGTACAAAAAATTGTCAGTACAGTATTTGATGCCAACGGTGCCCTGTTACCCGAATCATTCAACGACGATGGTAGCCCAGCATCAACATCTACACAGATGACCAATGCAGCTTACACTTTCTTGAATTATAATGTATACTATCAAGGTAACACCTTGCAACTGATGAAAACCACAGCCGCTATAGAATTATCGCAATCACACCACCAGTGGGCACCCTTGGTTGATCAGTACGGTAAACTAAAAAATGGCATAAGTCAAATTAGACTCATGCAGGCCAATGGATCTGAAGTGTTGGGCACAGTGGCCTATCACCCCACTGATGGCTCGTTGTTGCTGTTTACACCCTACAACGACACGCTGCCAGTAAATACTCTGGATCCAGTCAATGCCATCATTAACCCACAAAATGTCGACATTACCAGCACTGGTCTATTGAATCCTGCAGTTAGAACAAGATACTTAATCTTGCACGGCATTGGGTCAGTGTACAATACCGATGCTGCAGCCATATGGAACAATCACGGATATCCTCAGCTGATAGCCAACGCCAACGACATCATTGAGTACACTGGCACACACTGGATCGTGATATTCAACAGCCAAGACATCAAAGATGTGCACTATGTTACAAATCTAAAAACTGGTACTCAGTATCGTTGGCAAGATGGCGGCTGGGCCAAGAGTGTTGAAGGCGAATACAGCGCCGGCAATTGGAGTTTTATTCTGTGATCGAGAGTACTGGTGCACTGATTTACTGTACTCAGACCAATAGATATTTGTTTTTACTACGCAACGGTAGCAAGTATCAAGGTACTTGGGGATTGCCGGGCGGCAAACTAGAAGCCAATGAGTTGGTCAGTGTGGGGCTAGCTAGAGAAATTGAAGAAGAACTTGGCGGGGTCATTCCCGGCTGCAAGTTGATACCGATTGAAACATTTACCAGTGACAATGGCAAGTTTGCTTATCACACATTCTTAATTCCAGTTGAACAAGAATTTGTACCCTTTTTGAATCACGAGCATAGAGGCTATGCGTGGGTACGATTAGAAGATTATCCCAAACCGTTACATCCGGGAGTTTGGCGCACCATTAACTTTGACATAGTGTCAGCCAAGATACGCACCGTGGTGGCCGCAATCAAGGCGTAAAGAAATCAGGAAATTGGGCAATGGCCCAGGCCAGTGCGTCAGTTTCATCATCAAATTTGCCACCATGATCGCTGTGGTGTGGTTGTCGTACCACTTCCACACCACGTTCCAGTATGGTCAAACCAGTTTTGTCATCGTATGTATAGGTGTATTGTTCTTTAAGGCGCATACAATATTTATCACTCAACAGTAAAAGTGCTGGATCCTATGTGTTTGCATAACACAGTGGTATCTGCATATAATCGGAATCCGCGTGTGCGTGCCTTGGTACAGAAATCAATATCCTCAGATATGGTGTTGGCATGATCAATTGCTGAGTGATACACAAAATGTGGGTACGGAATAGCTCTAAATACCTCGCCCTTGATCAAGGCGCAGCCAAAGCCGCAACTGGCAATTTCCACTAATCCACGCCCACGAATCTTTTCGTAAGGTATGTGTGTGACTCCACCGCGATCATTGGGTTCATACACTTCCAAGGTATGACGTCCAGGAATACGCTGTATATACAGACCAGACACAATGTCACAATCATGTGCCAACAGTTTGGACAGCGTATCGGGCGGGAAGGCCATGTCGCTGTCAACTGCAAACAAGTAATCATAACCTTTGACCACCCAGTCAGCAATCAAGTTACGCACTTGGTCAACATTGTAGCCGTAAAAATACTGGAACACAGCTTGGTATCCTGCAGGTATGACTAAATCATAAATGCTCTTGAATGTTTCAGCTTCAATATTTCTAGCTGTGGGAATGGCAATCAAGATGGTTTTCTTTGCTTGTGCTGTAGGTGTTGGTGTTGCCACTATAGTTGGACTTGGTCGACGACTGATCACTGCAGCATTGATGTTTTGTGTAGTGGCATTGACCTTGTAGTCGTTCAAGGGATTGACATCGTTGTAGTTGTACACAATGTCTTGTAGGCAACGTACTTGATCGGGATCGGCTGCTTCGATCAAACTGTAGAATGTGCTGCCATCGCCGCCAGCACCATACCAGTTGCCAGCATCGTCTTGGAAGTTGCTGTCGGGAATGCCTGTGATCAACCGCTGTTTAAATGTACGCAGATGTGTATAGGGCAATATCCAATTGAACTTGTGTTCGCGATAGGCTCGGCGTTGGCGTATGGCTTGTGGATAGGGCTGGCTGATCAGGGGAATGTTGTCGGCCATGCTCCAGCATGAACCGTAAGTGAATTCGGTATTGCCATCGTATACTGCATTGTAGTAAGTAAAGATGGTGTTGTCGTTGACTAGGCTGTCGTCGCCATCTAGTATCATGACAATGGATTCGGGATCGGGTAAAGATCTAAACACCGATAATTGGTTGGCCACTGCACCACGATTTTCAGTGTTTTCAATCACAGTGAATTTGGCTCTGATGTCATCGGGTAGTGCTGCCAGTGCGGCATGCAGGTTGGTTGATGTGGCATCAGTGCTGGCATCGTTTACCAGGTACACTTGATAGTTGTCATAGTCTTGTGCTGCGATACTGTCAATACATCTGGCGATGTAATTTTCGCAGTTGTAGAAAGTGCTCACTACCACAATGGGCTGTTCGCGACCGGGGCGATACGATTCCAGTTCAATAGTGTTGTGAAATCTGCGGCCGTAAATCTTGTGTATACGGCGATTGATTTGACTGACCTCACGATATTGGTCACGTGGCAAATATGCACCAATCTTTTTGTAAATGTGCTGTTGCCATTGTTGTGCCACGGTGCCCCATGAAGCTATGTCCTTGACAATGTTGCAGTAGTATTGTTTTTGCTGATGCAGGTAACGATCATTGTAGGCCCGTACAGTCATTTCAACAAACTTGTCAATTTGTGCATCTGTGTTGATATCAGGGAACAAGTTGTTGGGCTCTACTGGATAGTCTATTAGGTAGCAGGCACGCTCTAGTGCCACTTCTTCTAGCGCACCAAATCTACAGGTCAAGATTGGGGTATTGTACAACAGGCTTTCCAGTGCACTGATACCGTATGTTTCAGGAAACATGGCCGGGTAAATGGTGTAACTGGCCTGTGCCAAAGTTTCAGCTACCACACGCTGTGGTACAACTCCAGTGAACTCCATGTCCAAGGCCAAATTGGCTGGATCTGAACTCATGGCACGCCATTCAACTTCTTGTGCATCAGGTGCTGCAGTTGAACCGAATTTGTAAAAGCCACCTAAGATTTTTAATCGTGCTCGAGGCAGCAGTTTTTTGACTCGAGGCCACACACGTTTGACCAAGACTGACATGCCTTTGCTGACTGCAGCATTGTACACAAACAGGTCAGGATCCTTGGCCGTGATGTCTACTTCGGGTATGTAGTTCACTGCACCATTGCGTGTCATGAATATTTTGTTTTTGAGCACTTCATAGTTGCGACGACGACCATGCTGGCAGTTGGTCACATATGTGGTATGGAAGTCACTGAGCGTAAAGATGTCGGTGATGCGATTGCTGACTGCCAATTCTTCAATTAGGTTGTCGCCCAAGCAAAAGGTGTCATGCATCCACAGTATACGCATCTTGGCGCGACTGACAATTCGATCATATAGATTCATACCAGCATAGGGCATGGCACGACCATCTCCCAAGCGGCCATAGTCTCTGGGATCGGTAAACGGAATCACAGTTCTAGAACTGATGACTACATCAAACGTCCAGTCTTGTGCTAGTTCACCGAGCAGTCGATAAGTGACTCCGTCGTAGACACCAGGCCGTGCAGTATCCGAGCAGTTGTTGAAAACTGTAACGTCAAAACCCAGCTGTTGTAATTCACGTGCCATTAGTGTTGCGGCACTTTCGCTTCCACCCAAACCTTGTTTGGCCAAAGTAGACCCATCGTAGGGTATACCAATTATGTCGATGATGGCAATATTCATGCATTTATTTACTGTGTGCCGAAAGGGTATCATAAATTTTGATTCGAAAAAATATCTGAGTTGACATTTTTACCCTATAAATATTACTATCAATTAACAGGAATTTCAATATGTCAGTTTGGATAGCAGGTATCACACGCGGCCACAACGGGGCCGTTTGCCTTTTACGAGATGGTGAAATTGTGTTTGCCATTGAAGAAGAGCGGTTGACTCGACTAAAGTATGACGGCTCGCCCATGGCAGCAATGACCAAGATTTTAGAGTATACTGATCGTCTAGACTACATGGTCATGGCACATACTGATCAGCTGGGATCGCAAGGAAAAGTTGATTATACTGCAGAAGATGTGTACACCAGTCTAGCCAGAAAATTAAAATTAATTGGGCCTATTAATAGAGACTTACCGCTAAATTCAAACAACACCATTGCCCATCCGCAAGTGATTGATTTGGGCACCATGCATCATCGTTTACATGCTGCGTGTGCGTTCTATCGTTCAGGATTTGATCAGGCCACAGCAGTTATAGTTGATGGCGCCGGAAGTGTATATTGGCGTGGAAATGATCGTCAGTGGGAAGTTGAAAGTATTTTTACCTGTAGTTACCCAAACATACTTGATACTGTGTTTGCACATAGAGCAGGCAAAGGCCCATGGGCCAGTAGCTATTTCAGCAAATTTAAAGATTCAGACGCACCACCAGATGCAAATACATTTGAGTTATTAGATGATGCATCTGTGGGCATTGTTAAAGCCTACGAAGCGGTGACATCATATTGCGGTTGGGGCGAAATTGAGGCTGGTAAGACCATGGGTTTATCACCATATGGGCGACCAAATGCAAATATTCCGCCCATCTATAACGATGCTGCCGGCTCTTGGATACACGGTAACCGAGATTTATTTGTCACCAACTACCCGCAAGCGGCTTATGTAAACATTGGAGAATGTCCAGAATTAGACGACCCAGCCGAAGTACGAGAATCTATAGTCGATGTGACCATGCTACAAAATCGCAGAGATCTTGCGTATGCAGTTCAAACACAAAGCCAAGAGGCGGTATTAAAAATTATACTCAAGGCTGTGGAAAAAACTGGATGTAAAAATGTTGTACTGTCTGGCGGTTATGGATTAAACTGTGTTGCCAACTATTACTACCTAACTAAACTAAATGAGCTGGGCATTAATCTTTATGTTGAGCCCATCAGCAGTGATGCAGGAACCAGCATTGGTGCCGCGCTGTTTGTTCACCATAGTATAATGAATACCGAGCGTCCAAAACCTAGGGCATCAAGTTTGTACTTGGGTTTTGAATACACATATTCAGCTGATGATATTCGTGCTGTGGCCGAAAAGTATCAAGCTGAAACAAGCACGGTGACCAATCATGATGTGGTGCAGTTGTTACGCAACCGTAACATTGTGGCGGTGTTCCGAGGTCGTAGTGAAAGTGGCCCTAGAGCACTGGGCAATCGCAGTATCTTGTTTGATCCCACTGTGCCCAACGGCAAAGATTTTGTCAACAGCGTTAAACATCGAGAATATTTTAGACCTTTTGCCGGCAGTATCTTGCACGAACATGTCAACGAGTGGTTTGACATGCGCGGCATGGAAGAGAGCCCGCACATGATGTATGCTGTCAACTGCCAACCCGGCAAAGGTGAGCTTGTTCCCAGCATTATTCATGTGGACGGTACTTGCCGTATTCAAACAGTCAAGCGTGAACAAAATCCGCTATATTACGATTTGATATCAGATTTTTATGCCGAGTCGGGTGTTCCTGTTATTTTTAACACCAGCTTTAACCTGGGCGGCGAACCTTTAGTGGAAACACTGGATGATGCTGTACGCACTTTGGCCAATAGCGATATTGAATATCTGTATCTCATGGAATTCCAAACCCTAATTACTGTAAAAAATCATACTGGAGATTAACTTGACACGACCACGAGCATATTTCATTAACGGCGGCGCTGGCCGTGTGATTGCATCTATTCCAGCGTTTGAACAATTGGCCAAAGTGGACAAAGACTTTATCATTGTTTGCGAAGGCGGCAGCGACCTCTATCGTGGGCACCCAGTGTTAGACCGCAGAGTATTTGAACACTGGCACAAGGGACTGTTCAATGATCACCTCAAACATCGTGACTTGATCACCCCCGAACCCTACCGCGTATGGGAATACTACAATCAAAAATGTAGTCTAGCGCAGGCTTTTGATATTGCCATCAATAACCAAGGTGTTCGCAATTTGCCGCCACCAAGTTTGCATTTAAACAAAATGGAAATTGCAGATGCTTACAAAATAACACAGGATATTCGTAGCAAGCTGGGGTTTGAAAAATTAGTTGTTGTGCAGCCGTTTGGTCGTAGTGTCAGCAACAGTGGCGGTTTGATTGTGGATCCCACATCAAGAAGTATTGCTCAGCAAGATCTAATAGAGCTAGTGAATATCTTGAAGAAAGACTATGGTGTTGTTGTCATGAGCGAATTGGGCGATGTGCTAGGCGACAGCAATCAGGGAGTGGCCCAGCCCAGAATTCCGCATATACGTATTTGGGCAGCGGTAATTGAGTTATCAGATCACTTCATTGGCTGTGACAGCGTGGGTCAACACATAGCTCGTGCACTGGGCAAAACTGCCACTGTGGTCACAGGATCAACATTTCCCATCAATGTAAGCTATCCCGATTGCAGCGATTTTGACATTATTGATGCTGGTGCTAAAACAAGACAGTATAGTCCCATTAGAATCTCCATGGAAGATCATATCGAGCGCAACAACGACCAGTGCATGGAACTGACTTCAGACATGAAATCACAGATCTTGAAAAGTGCTAGAAAACGATTGGGTAAATCAGTTAAGTCAAGTGCAAAAAATACAACATTGTCACCAAATTATACCAATACACACTCGCACCATGAGCATGTTTTAACTTGCGACACTGCAGTAAGACCTGAACCTGGTTTTGCTATGAATCCGATTTCTCAAACTATAACTGCAGAAAACACCTACATGAAGCCAGCAGAGTCTATCACACTAACTGCTACCGGTGTTTAACCAGTCCACTGCTGTCGAGATTGGCTTAGTAGTTGATTTGGAGCTAAAGAAGCTGATGGATTTACATAAGCCGATGTCAAGAATATAAATGTGGTGCCACCACTATTAATATTGCCATCGGTTGACAGCGATACACCGCCGCTGGTGTTGATAGTTAGGAATGCGGTAACTGAACTGGTTACTGGGGTAGACATCCAGGTTATTGGCACTGAAGTAAATGCCGATCCCGTAGTAGGATAATTCCAAGTTGATACTATAGCCAAGCCACCATCGTAGTCAGGCATGGTTGTAGTGGTTGCAATGGTTAACTCATTTATAGGATGTCGACGAGCATCAGCAAAGACCACTTGTCCTTCCATGTACGGAGTCCAAGATCCGGTTAAAGGTGTATTAAATGTCCAAGGACTATTGCCATTGTAACTGGCAGCATTGTAAATAGCAAAATCTAATTCAATGATACGTCCCTGATACCAGTAGTCCATGCTAAAATTAAGACTACCACGAACCAGCCGCGAATTGGCCAATTGTAAATTTGCTGACCACGGATTGGTGGGATTTCCGTGTCCGTATAGTACTACATTGTCTGCAGGGTAACCCGATGGAACAAACTCAAGCGAGTCTTGAGTTTGACTTATAATATTACCCCACCCAGCAACAAAGACTGGGTTACCCGTAACAGTTATTTGTAGTTCCTGATTCGGATTAGGGTAACTCGGATTTAATTCACCAATTGGCATATACCGTCCAGGTTACGCGGCTGCTACAGTACCAACAATCTTGGCATTGGCGCTAGAAATAACCACAATACCCACAATGGTATCAGCTGATGTAGATGTTGTAACTGTGGCTGCATAAGTGCCATTGTTAAATGTAATACCCGGAGTTGCAGTTTGTCCCACAATTGACAACGTGACTGTGGTAGCTATACGCTGTCCTGCATAGTTATACACATTGACTGTAATGTTACCGTTTATGTTACTACCAGTATACACAAAACTAGTGGTAGGTGCAGTAATTATCAAGGTCTCGCCGACACTGGCTGAAATAACATCAATGTAATTTGATGTCACGTTAGATGTCAAATTAGCAGTAGTATAAACTGTGTTAGCAGTCCAACCACCATTGTTGTTAATAGTTGTTGTATCTACCACTTGTGTAGCCCAACGACCGTTGTGATCTTTAAACAATCTGCTGGCAATGTAAGGCATGGTGCTTTGATATTGATACAGCCCGGTTGTGGCATTCAGGGTCAACACAATGTCGTTACCAAATGTAGCACCAGCATATACTGTGTTCCAGTAGGTGTCCAAGGGGCAGAAATATCTAGGTGCATAGGTTGCTAGTGATACATAGCCTAGGTAATAGGCATTGAATCCAACATCATCTAGGCTCCAGCTCCATACTCTAAACATGGCACCAGCACCAGAATCCAAGTTAAATGTATTAGCAATACTCACTAAACCGGTACCGTTGGTGTTATACACGCCCATGTGCAGGCGTTTGACACTGTTGGTGTCTACGCTGTACCACACACGATTGACAGTTTGTCTACGGAAGCTGGCATTGTTCAATTGACTGTTAGCAGTGCCGTTGTGGCCCAGTGCAGTATAGATTGATGTAATCTGCGCTGCGGTCATTGACTGTAAAGTGTAGGCTTGAGCTGCTGCTGCACCAGTTGACGAGGTAAGAGTGTATCTACTGATGGTCATGGTATTAGCAGTATCTGCACCACCAAATGCAATGTGGTAGAATCTATAGGCCACTGTGTCATCTTGGTCCGGCTGTGATGGAATTATTAGTCCACTAATACCTTTCTTGATGTTGTAAACCACTGTGGTCACAGTGGTATTGGCATTATATTGACGCAAGGTCAAACGCACGTTTCCAGATGTAGTGGTGTCTACCCCTTGTACACCGCCGTTAAGAGCATTGTAGTGGAAGTACCATTTGAACGGAGGTGCATTTTGTATCAATGTTCTAACACCGTATTCAGCAGTACCGCTGGCAACGCCATAGTTAACGTAATTCCCGTAAACATTATTTGAGCAGACCCCGCTAAAACTACATGTAGAAGCAACACATAGATTGACCCGACAAGTAGTACCATAGTATAATTGATCAGCTATTGAATTTGATTGTAATCCGGCAATGGTGCATTGAGCAGGAAAATTAACAAGAGCATAGTTACAACTACCTCCTCCCCCTTGATTACATGGGCAAACGGCATTCGGTACTGTATAATTTGTGGGTGTGTCACCGTAGGTGTATTCAGGCATGGGGAAACAATTGGCATAGCAATTGGCACAGCATCCTTGTACGAATGCCAATTGATACATGTTTGATTGTGGCACAAAGCAAGAAAAATTCCCACCAGTGTCCTGTACTATCAAATAATTATACATGGCACAACAGTTAGTGGCGTTATTGCAACCTGAAATTGAATAACAACTAATGCTGCCGTACGGCAATGCTTGTGTGTTAGTGTTACTGGGTGTAGGACATACCAATGTAATAATCCCATTCCATGCAGCACAGGTTTGGCAACTACCAGGCAAAACGCAGCCGGTTAGGCAAGCAGTGCTGGTGCTGGTGTTTATTTGATAACATGCTGGGCCTTGGCAAGTTTGATTTTTAAAAGTTGTAATATTATTAACGCTTTGGTTAGTGCCATAATACAAAAAGCAGCCGGCTGCGTACTCACCACTGAATCTACTGCCCAATAAGTCAAATGTGCTACCTTGGTATGTGGGTTCAAACAAGCTGTCTACTGCCAGCGGGGCCACCGTACAGCCCAAATCAATACAGGCTGGATTATATTGGTAGTTGCCTACCTGTTCCAAACTGTTAGAGACTGTGTAAAATGCTCCATTGATGGTGTAATTGGTGCCACGATAACCATACTGTATGGTTTTTTCTGTTGGTGGTGGTAGATATCTTTGATAAAACTTTGCCATTATTATACTCCGGGTGTGCTGTCAACGTTGTTGTTGTCGGTTTCAGGTGGATCAAGAAACAAATGAGACATATGAGTCAAGGCCCAATCTCTAGCTTCTTGTTCGTTTTGCCATGGCACAGGATCACCCCAGGTGGGACGCAAGGGTTGATGTAACACATCCTGCCCAATTGAAGGGTCGCGAACAATCAAAATGTTATTTTGAAATATGATCTCATGTTTAACTGCCATTTAAATTCTCCAAATTAGTAAGTGGTATAGGTCAAAGTCACATACAAATCACTGGCATACAATCCATTATTGGTAACAACGATATAAATGTAATCATTGCTGGTTGTGGTGCTCCAAGGTGATGTATTGCTGGCTGGACCTGTTCCAGTAAATGATATATTTGATACAGTTACATCATTCAATAAAATATTTAGCTGAACGGGCTGTGTACCCGATGCTAGCACATAGGCTGTGGCCGAACTCACAGTAATTCTGCGGCCGGGATACCATCTTGTGGTATACGAAGTGCTGTAGCCCACTGGCAGCGTGCCCGGAGTATAAACTGTGTTGCTCAAGGATGGATTGGATCCAATTGATGCTCCGTTGGCCAGTAGACTCAGCACGTTGCCCACGTTGCTGTTGAACACTATGTTGCCCGACAACACCGGACTGGTCATGGTTATTGTGCCTGCAGGATCAGTGGTGATCTTGGCATTGCCTATGCCAAAATTTACATTGGCTGAATTAAGACTACCGCCTACGTAGACGTTGCCCACAATGCCAGCACCACCTGCAATTTGTAAGGCACCAGTAGTGGTACTGGTACTGGAAGTGGTATTGGTTGTAAACAACACATTGTTGGAGTTTAAGTTTCCACCTCCGGAACTGCCAGTATAACCTTGTATGCCTTGACTGCCGGTATAGCCATTGAAACCGGCTGATCCAGTGTAACCTTTACTGCCAGTGTAACCCACACTACCGGCGTAACCAGGAGCGGTACTGGCTGAACCAGTGTAGCCCGTGGATCCAGTATAACCTATTGAACCGGTATAGCCAGGAGCAGTACTGGCTGATCCGGTGTAACCTGTTGAGCCAGTGTAGCCCACACCCTGTGATCCGGTGTAACCCACTGATCCAGTGTAACCGGTACTGCCAGCATAACCCACAACCGGAGTCACTGCTGCAATCCAGCCCACACCGTTCCAGGTCCAGGTCATGGTACCGTAAACATACGTTTGGCCTATCGAGGTTGGGACTGGAAAGTTTATCATGTTTAGTTAATGCTTTAGTTTGTATTTACCAGAATTTTGTTATAGTGTATGTACGGTTGAATTTATTTAGATGATGTAAACGCAGGCCAATATAGTGAAGTTGAATTGATTCCAACGCCTGCAATCGTGCCAGCAGGGCTTATGGCCGTGCTTTCTATAAAATAAGTCGTGGTGGTGACTCCGCCCATGGCAGTAATGGTTGACCAAGTGACGCCATCCGGAGAAGTGGTATACACCGCATAGTATGGAGTAGCAACAGCGTACCAGCCCACAGCTACCCATAAACTAAGAACCGAATCCCAAATCACTGAGGTAAAAATGTATTTTGTTGCAGACAAGTTGGCCGCAGCAGTCCATGACACACCATTATTTGAACTGTATGAGAACCATGGTATGTTGGTGCCCGAAAATCCTATCCATACCATTTGGCCAGCTGGGTTAGCGGCTAGACAGCGTGTGGTCAAATTGGTTGCAGTTGAATTTAGGGTAGTTGGAGTTGTCCATGTAGTGCCATTATCTGAACTGTACGAGTATACTGGATAACTACTGGCATTGGTACCAACTAGACATAAGTTTGTGCCTGACCCCAGTGCAGCAGATTTTGGTGTAAAAGTGGTGGCTGTTCCCACTGTTTGAGCCGCACTCCACGTGCTTCCATTTGTAGAAGTATAATACTGTCCGGTGCTGTTACCATTCAATTGACCAAATG